TCGATCAGCTCCTGCTTGAGCTTGGCCTCTTCCTTTTTCAGGTCAGCCAGTTGAGCTTTGATCTGACCGAGACGATCGGCGACACCGCCGAGTACATCGAGAGCATTTGCTTTCATGGGAATCTCCTAAAGAACACCAGCATCCGGCTGGATCGGTACTGCAGGCAAAACTATACTTTACCTTGACAGGCAAGTAAAGCTAACTGCACTGCAGAAGGCACCCGAGGGTGCCCTCCACGCTACAGTCAGGCAGCCAGCAAGAGGCTTGCGGCTTTCTGCTTCAGATCAGCACCAGCGCCCCACTGTGAGGACACGAAGCGGTTCTGATCGCTACGGGCACGGACGTGGTGATCGGCGTACTCAGTGACTGCATTGAGCAGGCCCCAAGCTGTACCGAACACGCCGTCGTTCGTGGCACCCATGCCGGAGCCGTTGAACAGGTCCAGAATCTTTGTGAACCCGGCAGACTCGCGAACCTTCTCGCCGCCACCCAGAAGCTTGGCAACGAAGTCGCCGGCCTCTTCTTCGTGAACGTCGATGTTGGCCAGCGCCGTCACGTTGTGGCGGAAGGCTTCCCACGCCGCTTCGTTCAGGCCCATGAAGTCCTTGACCTGATCAGGGCTGAACACCGAACGGTGGGAGACCTTGACCGAAGCCTTGGCATCAGCGAACGCCATGGCCAGCGTGTTCTTGCAGACTGTACGTACCGTGGTGCGGCGCACCTCAGTAGCCAAGCTGCCGTCGGCGCTGGTCGAGATCAGCAAGTAGCCGCCGATCGTGTCGGTGATCGACGTGGGTGACGCTTCGCCGATCTTCGCCGTTGCCCAGAACCGCTTGCCGCCGTAAATCGTGCCGGCTGCAGACAACTCGAGGCCACCGGCCTTGGCGATGTCGCGGAAGAACTCCAAGACTTCGCCCGGCTGCACCACTTGGTACCGCTTGGACACGACGCCAAGCGCGTCGTTGTTGTCGCTGCGGAACAGGACGTGCTGGTCAGGCAGCTTGATCAGACCGGCATTGGCGTCGCGTGAGACAGCGTAGCGAATCTCGCTGCGACGAATGGTCCAGTCCATGCCTGCGGCAACGCGCCATGTATCGAGGTCGGTACCGTCAGCCAGTGCTTGGCCAAGACCGTGCCACGGTGTGCCGTCCGAAGCCAGATAAGCAAATTCGACGCGGCCATCAGCGTGGGTAGTGAGTTCGTGTGACATGTGGTTCTCCTTGAGAGTGAAACTGCCATCCGGGCAGCACGGGTTTCCTAGACCACCCGAAGGTGGTTTCGACCGGTACCACCCGGTCTCATCAGTAGGCATAAGCATTGATCAGGACGTAGGCTCTGGCAAACGATTCGGCCTCGGCCTCGGTGGTGCAGCGTTCGACGGTAGTGCCTCTGCTGCCCCGCCACTCGACCACGGCCCAAAAGGGCCGGCAGTCTTCGTCGTCGTAGTATTCGACGGTGTATCTCATACGACCTCCCTTTCCACGGTTCCGATTAGTTCGCCTTCCATCACCTTGAACAGCAGGCACTTGGCACGGTTGAGCGTTTTCCGAGCGCCTTCGACATCGTCGAACGCCATCTGTTCTTGGGCGTCTGACATCAGGCCGGCGATGATCATGTTTGCGCCAGACAGTTTGTAGCTGACGCAGCTAGTCACTGAGTCAACGAACTTGGCCATGTCGCAGCCATACACTTGCATGTCCCTATTCATACAACCTCCTCAACAGGTTTAAAAGTCACGATGTAACCAAGCTCCTTGATCTTGGCCAACACAGGCCGGGTCAGTGTCTTGGTGCCGGCGATGGCGGCGAACAGCTTTGCTTTCTCGCATACGGGGTAGTACTTCACCTCGCCGTACACTTCCCGTCTCTTGATAACGATTTCCATGATGTTCCCCTTCAGTTAGTCAGGCAGTTGTCGGCAGCCTGAAACGCCGCGAAAAGCCAGCACGCTGGCCTTTCGTTTCGCTTCGCACTCGTTACGCTTGCGGCGTAGGTCATAGCGGTCTGCCGGTGGGTCCCTCGCGTCTACACGCCTAGATCAGAACTCCGGTGGTCCCCTTTTTCTATCCCGCTGGTTCCTTCGCGGCGCTACTGACTGCATCTACTACGGTTCCCATTGTCGTGACATTGACAGTGCCTGTCAAGCAGTCTGTGCAAAATATTTGGGGGTGCGGCGTTGTTTTTATGCAACAAAACAAAAAGTAGGAAGTTTTCGTCGGGCCAAAAATATTTGGAAATTAACCCTTGACGATGTCGGAATTGAAATTTAAAATTTTTTCGGCACCCTTGCGTCCGCGTTTTTCATGCAAGTTGCCGCAAAAGCCGCCTGTTTACGCGGCTTTTTTTACATTCACAGGAGCCATGATGGAACGAATCACAATTGAAATCGGAGACGATGGCCGAATCACCGTCATGGCGGAAAGCCCCGGCGATGAAGAGGGCGAGATGGAGTCGATGGAGTTCGATAATATCGACGATGCACTGCAGGCCGTAAAAGGCTTGGTGATGGATGAAGAGATGGATCGAGAGATGGAAGGCGAAGAAGCCGACATGGAATCGATGTGGAACGAAGAAGCAGCAAAACGTCCTGTTAACCCCAACATGATGCGATAAGGAGATCACCATGCAAAACTACAGCAACCCAGAAAGCCGCAACACCATGCGTGCAGCCAGCGAAAAACTGAAGTCGGGCGCACCGATTGGCGGCGGCGGTAACCAGACACAAGGCGCTGGTCAAATCCCCGGCAAAGTGTCGGTACCGATGCCCGGCACTGACAAGACCCAGCCAGCGTACAAAGGCGGGATGAAGGGTAATATCCCCGGCTTCCAAGGCGGTGAGATTCCCGGCAAGGTGTAATCATGCCAAGCAAAACCCCAGCGCAGGCCCGCATGATGGCAGCGGCTGCGCATGATCCTGAGTTTGCAAAGAAGGTCGGCGTTCCGCAATCTGTGGCAAAAGACTTTAACGCGGCAGACAAGGGCGGCGGTTTACTGAAAAAGGCAATGGGTTATGGGCCGAAAAAAGACAACCGCAAGGCTTGATGAGTTGAAAGGCGCTCCACCGCGCCTTGCTTCGTCTGAAGACTTGGAAGCCGTCACACAGCGCGGCGGGTATACGCATGCAAGACGAATCAGTTCCGGCCTGCGTAATCCGCTGAAGATCAACCTGATGGCCGTATCTGAAGCACTGGCAGAAGAAGGTCTCGACCCAGCGGTTGAGTTCGCACGCATACTGCGAGGCAAACCACTGGTCGATGAGAACGGTAATCCTGTGATGGACCCCATCACAGGCGAACAAGCACGTCGGTATGAGATCGACGCCGACGTGCGGGTTCGCATGCTGAACCAGATTCTCGAGTACACGCAGCCCAAGCTGAAAGCCGTTGAGGTCAAGATGTCAGGCAATCTGGAACTGAACAGCGAACAACTCGACCAGCGTCTCAACGCGCTGTTGCAGAAGGCGGTTCGATGAATTTGAATCTCGACGCGTTATCCGACGACGAGAAGCGGGAGCTGTACGAGCTGCTGCGTTTGAAAGACGTGCGCAAACGCCGCAATCGACTGACCGCGTACAAGCCGTACGCCAAGCAGCAGGAGTTCCACGAAGTTGGCAACAGCTATCGAGAGCGCCTGTTCATGGCAGGCAACCAGCTTGGCAAGACATGGGCCGGTGCCTTCGAGGTTGCGATGCACGCGACCGGCATCTACCCCAGCTGGTGGACAGGGCGACGCTTCCCTTACGCGACACGCGGCATGGTTGGGTCTGAATCAGCCGAACTGACGCGCAAGGGCGTGCAGCGTCTGCTGCTAGGTCCGCCAGAGATCAGGGAAGAGTGGGGCACTGGCGCGATCCCGTACGCTAACCTGCGCGACAGCAGCATGCGTGCCGGCGTTGCCGATGCGGTGGCCAGCGTAGTCGTGCGCCACGTCTGTGGCGAGGACTCGGTGATCCAGTTCAACAGCTACGATCAGGGCCGCACGAAGTGGCAGGCCGACACGGTTGACTACGTGTGGTTTGACGAAGAGCCGCCACTGCCGATTTACTCTGAAGGTTTGACACGTACCAACGCCACCGGCGGTCTGGTGTTCGTGACGTTTACGCCACTGCTCGGCATGTCCGAAGTGGTCAAGCGGTATTTGCTGGAGAAGCCCGAAGGCTCGACCGTCACGACGATGACGATCGACGACGCCGAGCACTACACGCAAGAGCAGCGCGACGCCATCATCGCTGGCTACCCAGAGCATGAGCGCGAAGCACGTGCCAAGGGCATACCGATTCTGGGGTCTGGCCGGGTGTTCCCGATCGCCGAGGAGGCGATCAAGGTCACCGCCTTTCCGATCCCGCCGCACTGGCCGCGCATCGTTGGTCTGGACTTTGGCATCGACCATCCGACCGCTGTCGTGTGGCTGGCGTGGGACCGTGACGCTGACGTGCTGTACGTGACCGACTGCTATCGGGTCAAGGACCAATCAATCGTGATCCACGCTGCCGGCATCAAGGCACGCGGCGACTGGGTGCCAGTCGCTTGGCCGCATGATGGTTTGCAACGGGATAAGGGAAGCGGTGAACAGCTGGCTACGCAGTACAAGGCGCAGGGCTTGAACATGTTGAAGGACCGCGCCACCTTCGAGGACGGCAGCAACGGCGTCGAAGCCGGTGTAGCCGAGATGCTGTCACGCATGCAAACACATCGCCTGCGCGTGTTCTCGCATCTGGAGGAGTGGTTCGAAGAGTTCCGCCTGTACCACCGCAAGGACGGCATGATCGTCAAGATGACCGACGATTTGCTGTCTGCGACACGTTACGGCATGATGATGCGCCGATTTGCCAAAACACAGACCGAAGCTGAAGCCCGCATGCAGGCGCGTCGCAACACCGCGCCGGTGCTGAGTTTCGGTGTACTTGATGCCGAGATTGGGTACTGAAATGCCGAAGTTCGACCCGGAAGGTTCCGATTACGATTACGCCACCGCAAAACGTGGCGGCCTTGGCCCCACTGGCACCGGCGAAAACAAGGGCCACTGGGGGTCTGTCACCCGCGCAAGCAAGCAGGACCGGCAGCGGTACAAGCTACCCGAGGATAGCTACGTGGTGTTAAAAGGCAGGCAGCACGAAACATGGGACAAAGCCGAAGAAGCTGAGAAGGCGCGGGGTGCAACCATCGTCAAGATGGGCGACCGTTACTTCTCGGTGCCTGAGAAGTGGGCCACTGAGAAGCAGATGTGGGACGAAGAGGCCGCCAAACGCAAGGAGAAAGACTGATGCCAGCCATCAACCCGTATGACCTAAACCCGCGACGGATGAATGGCGGCAATGCCAATCCGATCGGCACGCAAAGCGTCATGCCACAAAGCAATACGCCGGTGATGGGTACGACCACATCGTCGTTTTCGACGCTGCAGAACGTGCAAGAGACGCCCACTGGCGCAACAGTCAATCAGTTCAATCAGCCCCTCGGCGTGCCGCCACAAGGGCCACAGACCGGTCAAGGGCTTTTGTCGTCGCAGATGCGTTCGCGTACGTCTGCCGCAGCGCCTGCCATCCAAAAGCAACAGCAAGCGGCAACAATGATGCAGCCGACCACCTATTGAGGATTCACGATGGAATTCGAACCCCAGCAAGTTGACGTCGAGATCGAGTACATCGACCCGGAAGCCGAGCGCCAAAAGAAGGAAGAACGGCTGCAGGCATTTGGTCGCAGCTTGTCCAAGCAGCGCGATGAATGGATTCGTGCCCGCTACGGCTACGGCGTAGACAAACGCTGGATCGAAGACGAGGATCAGTACAACGGCAAGGACAACATCAACAAGGCAGCCAGCCAGATGATGACATCCGTCGAGCAGGGCTACCCTGTCACGACACAGGGTGCCAAGCCGCATCGCTCGACTGTGTTCATCGGTATGACGCGTCAGAAGACCAACGCTGCCGAGGCGCGAGTCGCCGACATCCTGCTGCCAACGGATGACCGCAACTGGGGCATTCAGCCCACGCCGAACCCGTACTTGATGGCAATGACCAAGGACGAGCGGCCTGCAACAACACAAGGCGCTGGCATGGGTGTGCCGGCAATGCCGATGCCGATGCAGCCTGAACCTATGCCACCGATGGGTGGGTTGGCTGCGATGGCGATGCCGCCTGAAGCACCGCAGCCAATTACCGATCAGACCGGGCAGCAGCTTCGGATGAAAGACATTGCCCGCGAGATCATGGACATCGCCAAGAAAAAAGCCGAGGCGATGCAGCGCGAGATCGAGGACCAGCTAATCGAGTGCGACTACAACGGCGAACTGCGCAAAGTCATTCACGATGCCGCCGTGCTGGGCACCGGCGTGGTCCGTGGTCCGATCGTTACCAATCGCGTACGCAAGGCATGGCAGCCTTACACCGACGCTGATGGGCAGACTATTCACCAGATCGAGATCGTCGAGGAGCTGGCCCCGGCTTCGTTCCGTGTCGATCCGCGTAATGTGTGGCCTGACCCCGGTTGCGGCGAGAGCATCCACAACGGCAAGGGCATTTACGAGCGAGAGCAAGTCACTGCCAAACAGATTCGCGATCTGGCCAAGCAGCCCGGCTTCATGAAGTCACAGCTGCGCAAAGTGTTGGAAGAAGGACCGAAGCATTCGTTTGCGATGAAAGAGCTGCGCGACGATGACCAGCGCGATATCGCTCGAGACGTGTACGAGATGTGGACGTACTGGGGCGAGGTCGAGCATGACGATCTCGAGGCGGCAGGCGTTGAGCCGGGTAAGAAGGACGAGCTACGCACGATCAGCGCGTGCATCGTGATGATCAACAGCACCGTCGTTAAAGCGTTCTTAAACCCACTGGAAGGCGGCGACATGCCGTACGACTTCTTTGTTTGGGAGAAGGTTGCGACCAACGTGTGGGGCTATGGCATCCCGTATCTAATGCGCAGCCAGCAGAAAGTGCTGAACGCCGCATGGCGTCAGATGATGGACAATGCCGGCGTTTCGAGCGGGCCGCAGATTGTCATGAAGCCCAGCGTGATAGCGCCGGCGGACAAGACGTGGCAGCTCACCAGCCGCAAGATTTGGTACGCCACAGACGACGTGGACGACGTATCGAAAGCCTTTGCGACGTTTGAGTTTGGTTCGCATCAAGCAGAGCTGGCCAACATCATCAAGATGGCCACCGAGCTGGTCGATCAAGAGACAGGCGTGCCGACCATCCTGCAAGGCGAGAAGGG